TCTAAATCTCTTAATAGTCGTGCCATAATACAAAATTATAATACTAATTAATACTATTGTTACTATTGTTACTATTAATAACAATTTGATTTTCTTTTATTTTATGTACTTCAGCATTTAACATTGCCAGTTCCATTTTTTGCATATCTAAAACGTAATCAACAAATTCAGCCTTTAATTGTTTTATTCTAGTTTTGCGATTAATAATAAATATATCGGAATGAATTAAAGTATTAGTGCTAACATCTTCAATAAAGAAAGTTACTGTATTGTGACCATCAATTAGTTCTTTGTGTGATTTTACCTTCATAATCTATTTTTACCTTGCTGTATTTGACTGCCTATTTTTCTAACATATTGAGTTACATCGCCACGTTGGTAACTTTGGTATTCAGTTTTAAACGCTTCACAAATTAAGTAATCAGTTAAATCACTAATATGACCATACATTTGGTAACTTATACCACTCTTTGCATCCTTTACCTTTGCTTTATCTTTGCTACCATCAGCAGCTTCTTTTGTATTTGTAAAGTCCTGAATGGCATCTTTTAACTCTGTATTTATTATAAACTCAATATCGCCAAAATTACTAAATAATATTGTATTAAAAAAATTACCTCGCATTACTACTGATGGATTTGATTTACCAACTCTCATAATCGGTTTATATCCGATTAACTCATTTTGAATTAACTTAAAGAAGTTATGACCTTTCTGCTGTTTAACATCTTCCTTTTGTGAGGTCGCATCTCCATAAATGAATAAACCACTAGCATGTGCCGGATAGATACGCTTAAACTCGTTACAAACATCTTTAATAGTGTTTTTAGGATTAACACCTAAAATAGTATTGATTAACCTAACTTGTTTATTAGCTATTTGGAATATTCCACAAGGTAAATAAGGATTGACATTTTCATCCCAACTAATATGCAATGGTAAAGTAGGTTCATAATGACATTCTTTGACATGTTTGTCTAAACTAAAGTACTTGTAAAATTCAGCACCTGTACGTTCTTGTAAATCCCAATTCCCTTCAACAAACACCTCATATTCGTATCGTGGCATTGATTTTAAGGATTCTAAATAATCAGCAGGTATAAATGGATTGTCGGTTATTTTAGATGGAATATAAAGCCAATTGTTAGGTAGTGTATCAGTTCGCCATTTATTATAAATAAGTTCCTTAACCCAGTTGTTTGTTGGATTGCAAGTAGCAAGTATTAATGGTTTAGGTTGTTTATCAATTATATTAGATCCAGCACGCTCAATACATTTATAGAATGTCTTTTGCTGTAATTCGTTTACTTCTTCTAAAAGAAAGCCGTTAACCTCTAAACCTTTAAATCTATTTAATTCCTTATCATCAACGTAATTTTCACCTAAAAATATAATTTGACTATCATTCTGAAATGTAACAGTTTGCATTTCTTGATTGTACTTTTTAACAAATGATGTAGGACAAATCTTAGTAAATGATGGTATTGTGTTTAGCTTTAATGTTTGCAAGGTAGAACGTGTAACAGCCCACTTTGATTTAGGGTACATCTTACATAAAAGTAATAAAGCACCTAAGCCAGCAAAAGTTTTACCCCCACGAATAGCACCGCCATACATAATGAAGTTATATTTATTACTAAAAATAGCTTCAAGAAACTCATCTTGTTTAGGGAATGATTCAAATAATACTTGTTTTGACATTAAAGTTTTATTTCAACTCCACCAATTTTAAATACTTGTTCAAGTGTTTCATTTTCAGTTACTAAGCCTATTAATTGTTTAGGTTTGCCATATCTGTATTCTAACCAGCATTTAATTGCCATTGTATCGCCTATTTCAACTTTAGCAGCTAATGACTGCCATACAGTTATTGGAGCTAATGTAGCATCCATTCTTTCAATCATTGCTATTTCATCCGATTTAGGTTTGCGACCTTGTCCCCTATCTTCACCTTTAGCAGCTCCGTTATTTTTTCTATTATCCATAATTAAAATAAATTATTTAATTAAATACAAATGTATTAAATTTCTCTAAGAACTCATCAAAATTGTGACAAATAAAATAAATGCCACCGGCACGCTCAATGGCTTGTTGGTATTCCTTTTGCGCTTCGGACTGCTTATCCTTCATTTTAATTTCTATTTTAATTGACTTACCTTTAAAAGTTGCAGATATATCTGCCGTTCCGTTGGTGCCAGTTCCTTTAATATATTTGCCGCTACCTATCTTTTTTCGGTTACCAAGTACATCGGTTACTATTCTTGATTCATCAATATACCTACCAGTGTTAGATATTCGTTCAGCTTGACCGCCTATTAGGTTAATGTAATCAATTACACATTTTGTTAATCCGTTGGCAGTTGTATCAATGTACTTAGTTCTAACAACGTAATCAGTTGGCATCTTAGTACGTGAACAAGCGTAAGCGTGTTGAAGGTCGGAAAGTTGTTTTAGGGATGGTTTCATTTGTCAAAATTAGTATTATTATTTGTAAATAGAAAATCTCATTTACAACCCATTTACATTTCATTTACATTTCATTTACAACTATAAATGCTCTGTATGTATTGATATTACTATATTATTAAAAAAAAAATATAATATGTAAATGGAATTGGTCTATTTTCTTAAAACTTATAGGATTTTTTTTTAGTTATATTTTTTTATAGCAATTTACAAAAGTTCATTTACATTTACAAAATAGTTTAAATTATTGATTATCAATGTATTATTTGTAAATGAATTGCTTATTTTCATTTACATCTTAAAATGGTTCTGCATCATCAAAAGTATTAAGTATTTGATTATCAGCATATTCACTTTTTTGTTTTGTAAATGTAAACGGTTGTCCAGTTTTAGAATTTAAAGATATTTCATTAAATGGATAATAACGCTTCATTTTTTGTTGTGAAAGTTTCATTTCAGTTTTTAGCACCTTAAAAATATAGTTAATTGATATTTGATTATTTTTATCAAAAAACCTTTCTTTAATATCTTTAGAGGTTGCATCAAATTCTTCACATTCGTTATTATTAAAGAAATCATCAACAAGGTACTCAATCTCCTTTCTAATGGATGATTTACTTTCTTCCTTAATAATGTTAAGTGATGCAGTATTTATTTCATCTTCAGTAAAAACCATACGAGATTTGCTAAAATCAATTTCAGGCAATTGTTCTAAGTATTTTAAGAATTTAGGAATTTCATTAAATAAGTCATTTTCAATATTAGTATTTTTTTTGCCCGTAATAACTTTAATTTTTCGCACCCAAAAGCGTATTTCTTCTTCATCAATTCTCATAAAGTCATTTTCTTTATTAGTACATACTATAACTTTACCAAAGAAAGGAACGCTATAATGTTGTACAAACTTTTGAGATACCGACATTGTTTTAGCAGTTGCAATTGATTTTAATTTTTCTACTGTATGAGCTTTATCAATTACTGTTTCATCAACCATTATAATATTCTTAGTAGCATAGGCATCATTAAAATTAGACATCAAATCACTTGGATTAATTAAAGTTGAATTTTCGCCAAATAGCATTTGAATATAATTTAAAAAAGTAGTTTTACCAGTTTCACGTTCAGTTGAAACCAAAGCTAATACAGGCAAAATTTGACAAGGATTCTCATAAAGTATCTTCATGTACTTAAAACCTAAACTTATTTGTTCACCAAAGATATGATCCATTAGGCCAGTTGTAATTGGAATATCATTATAATGAACATTATCAGTAAATGGAACGTGAGGGAATTTAGAATAAAGATTATAACAGTTGTTTTTTGCTGGAATAAAAGTTTTATTATTTGGTAAAATAGTAAAATCATCAAACTTATAAATTTTAGATAAAATTGTTTTGGTATGATCTTCTTTAATTTCATCTTTTTTCCAACCTTTTAAAATTATATTAGTTCCTGAATACCTATCTTCTTTTTTAATTACTTTAAAATAATCAGTACCGACACGAATATAAGGTATTTCATTTTTCATTATATTAAATGAAACGTGACTCATAGCTTGAAAATAATCACCTTTAAATTTAATAGCAGTTAGTAACATAAATTTGGACAAAATTTGTCCACTTGCTAAATCATAGGGATTAGATTTTTTAACCTCAATTAAATTATCTTTATTAAGAATAAAAGTAGGAGTTTTAGTAGTTGATTCACTTTGATAGGTAGCTTCATTATTTGAGAATGAAATACATTTTTTGTCACCTTCAAATATTTGCTCAAAAGTTCCAAAGAAGTTGAAATAATCAACAGGATTTAATAATGGATTTGATTCGGGTTTTTTAAATTTATTCATGATGTTAAGTATGTAGGTTCGTTAATTCCGTTATTAATCATAGTTTTAGCAGTTGCTTTATAGATAGCAGCTTTTTGTGTTAAATAGCCATTACATTCAATCATTCTATTAATCATATCAATAGCATAATGTTTATCAATATAACCGGCACCAACATAGCCACCTAATAAATAAGATGCAGCCCTAAGTTGTGGATGTCCATTGTCAATAATAACATTAATTTTCTTTAAAATAATAGTTTCAATACTTGAAGTTTTATCACTTACTACATATTGAATTACTGGAGGTTTCTCAATAGGTATAAATTTTTCGTTAAAAGTAAGGGCATCAAATCTAATTAAAATATCGGCATCATAAGAAATAAACATTGGTAAAATACAATTTTTTGGAGCTGTATCAAATCCGTTGTAATGTTTTAACTTATTCTCAATAGCACCAAAGTAGTGTTTAAATTCAGTTACATCACTACAAATAGGTATTTTTACAATAGCACGAACACCATGCTTTGAAGCTGAAAGCCATGCTGAAATCACAAATTTATAGGTATTAAACAAATATATTTTAAATTCTTCAGCATAAATCATATTTGGCAAATGGTCAAAATCTAAAATAAGACATCCAGTAAAGTTTACAATATTAGAATATTTACGAGATCCATCAACTAAAACGCAAGGAGTGAATGAATAAAGTTTAGATTTTAATACTTGTTTAGTAGCCATATCTTTATTTTGCTCTGCCACTTGTATTTGTTCAAATATGTGTTTTATATCATTTTTAGGCTTTTTAATAGCATTTAAAACATATTCCAAATTAACAGTACCTAAAGGAATGGAACGCTTAATGTCGGCTTCGTAGTAGTTAAATATTATGTTTTTCATTTGTAAGATTTAAGAATTGAATAAAAGTCATTAATTGCAGCCATAGCTTCATTACTACCACCATTATCAGGATGGTATTTTTTACATAATGAAATATAGATTTGTCTAATTTCACTTTTATTATTTACATCTATTGATATATTGTTTAGATGTTTAATAATATAGTTCTTTAAATAAAAATCTAAATTTGTAGAATTTTCAAGTAACCAGTTTAAATAATTTGCATCAATATTTTCAATATTAATGTTTTTAAACTTTCCAAAAGGCATTTTCATAAGTTTTATAAATAAAAAAACCCCTAATATTCATAGCCCTCTCACAGGCGTTTGAATAAAAGAGGTTGTTTTTAAATATTGTCATAAGTGAGAGAATTTATGCAAATATAACTATTATTTTTTAATATACAAATTTTGTGTTATATAATCAACAAATATTATCATTATGTTTATAATAAACAACAAATCACTACATTTGTAAAATTATGGCGGGAAATAAACCAACTTTAAAACAAAAGATAGTGAGGGAATATGTTAAAAAATTTCCGAATACTTCAAACTATACATTAGCAAATAAGATACTAAAAGAAAATTCATTAGAGTTTGACAATGTAGAGAATATCCGCACTATGATTCGATACGTAACTGGTAGCAATGGCACTGATAAAAATAAAGAGGTAAAAGATAAATCATTATTTAGACCTGCAAGGACTTCAAATGATTATCTATTGCCACAAAGCTATGCAAATGATTTTACACCCTATGAAATAAAACAAAGCCGCATATTAATTATAAGTGATTTACATTTTCCGTATCAAAATAATGAAGCTATTACCCTTGCTTTAAATTATGGCAAAGAGAAAAAAGTTGATTGTATATTAATAAATGGTGATTTAATAGACTTTGCAGTAATTAGCCGCCACGAAAAAGACTGGAGAGCGAGAAGTGTTGCAGAGGAATTTGATTCAGTTAGAATGTTTTTAAATACTTTACGCACTCACTTTCCACAAACAAAAATAGTTTATAAGCATGGTAACCATTGTGAAAGATGGGAAAAGTTTTTATACAATAAAGCACCAGAAATCTTTGATGTAAACGACTTTCAATTGGAAGTATTACTAAAGTTAGGCGAGTTAAAAGTTGATACTGTTAAAGATAAACGACCTATAAAGATGGGTAAATTGATAGCTTTACATGGACACGAACTTGCTGGCGGTGGTGCTGGTGGAGTTAATCCAAGTCGTGCTACATTCTTAAAAACATTAGATAGTGTTATTGTAGGTCATTACCATAAAACATCACAACACACTGAAACTACTATGAGCGGTGAAGTTATATCAGTTAATTCAACAGGCTGCTTATGTGATTTAAACCCTTTGTATATGCCTATAAATAAGCACAATTTAGGTTTTGCTTATTGTGAATTGAATATAAAAACTGGTGAATACGTTTTAGAGAATAAGAAAATTGTAAAAGGTAAAATCTATTAGAATGAATTTGTTTGAATTTAAAATATACGATACCCACGAAGTTCAATCATTTGACTCTGAAAATATAATGTCAATTAAAGTATTTTCATACTGGCATAAATTTACTTTAACGATATGTATAGATGATTTATGGATTACTTCATACAGGGAATATACTATATTTGATAATGACTACAATCCAACCGAATGTACTAAGGTTTATTTATCAGATGGATCATTTGTTTACGCTGTTTTAAAGTACGAAACCTTTGACAAAAATTATATTACTTTTTTAGAAAGTATTAAAAATACCACATCTTCTAATTAAGATAGCTATTGTTAGCTGAATGCAGGTAAAATACTGCTGTGGTTAAAATTTTAATAAGTTAATTATCAAATAGTTATGTAAATAATCAATAATATATTTGGTAGTTACATATATCTAATATATATTTGCAGTATGAAAAGAAAACGAAAATTAATAGACTTAAGCCATGAGTGTGTAGAAAGGCTAACAATTCATGCAGTTAGAAAAAAAACAAACTTTAAAAATTTAATTGAAAATTATTTAGAAACCTTAAACCCAAAACTAATCAAATGATACACTTACTAATTGAACTAACATTAATTCTCGGAGTATTATCAATCACTAAAACCTTATACAAAGAATGGAAGTCGCAACAATAATCAAAGCCGAATGGTGGGATAACTTTAATTTTGAATTATACATTAACTACTTAAAAGCAAAACATGAAAGAGCAGTATCAGGAATTTAAAAGCGCAAATGTAACGACTAAACTTCGTACATTGCAAAGTATTGAGGATAAACTAATCAGTGAGAAGCTAGGTAGTGAATGCTTATTATTTACCGAATGGATGTATGGCACACACGAGTTACTTGGCACGACACCGCCCAAAAATGCACAATACGAACTGCTTAAAGCGAATGAAATACAGCATAAACTTAACGAGGTTATTAATTACATCATGCAGGGGTTTCTAATTAAAGATGCAATTAGAACCGCTGGCTATTATGATGGTGCATTTTATAGAATGCTTAATGATGAGCAAGCTGCTCAGTTACAATCTGCTAAACGTAAATACAATGATAATAAACATTAACAACTAAAAACAAATAAAAATGGAAACAAAAAACAACTCAGGAGCAATCTTCAAAAACAACAAGACAAAAGAAACTCAACCCGATTATCGTGGCACTGTAAAAGTAAACGACAAAGAAATGGAAATCTCATTATGGTTTAAGGAATCTGCTAAAGGCACAAAGTATTTCAGCGCATCATTCCAAGAGCCATTTGTTAAGCCAACTACTACTGAGCCGAATGTTAAAATAAATAATATTAGTGATGACTTACCTTTTTAATTTATAAAATATGATAAAATTACACTATGCAGAAATAAACAATGATGGCGATATTCCTTGTTTAGAATTTAATAATGAAAAAGATTTTAATAGTTTTTTATTTAAGGTAACTGAAAATATAGTTTATTTATTTTCTTTTGAATTTCCAAGTTCTGAAGGTAAAACGGAAGTATTTGTTACTGAAGATTTAACAATGATTGCAATAATAATGAGTAATTGTTTTGATTCAATTCAAACTGAAAATGTATTTTACTTACAAGAATAT